TCAGGAGGAAGGTCGTGCGAACCACGACTTGCTACGACATCGCCAAAGACTTTGTCTTTGAGGTTGAGGTAGCTGGCTACTGCCATTTCGCCACCTGCTCCAAGTACATGCATTCGTAAGGCCAATGGGCCTTTCTCTGCTCCTTTATTACGTCCTTTAAGGTTTTGACGCTCATTCACTGACTGCCTCCTTTGAGCTTCGGCGTGAATTGCGCTCACCTCCTCTGCAGTTAACTGCCATTGCAGACCCATTGTGTGCATGTTGTGCTGTCAATTAAACATAAACACGACGTAGAATATGTCAAGGAATTATTGATTAAAAATGGCGGAAATTACGGGAAGTGATGCTGTGAATCTGGGCCATAACGGTCAGGCCGACGTGCGAGCTGACGGCTTGCAGAACGTTTTTACAGGCATGGGCACCAGTCGTGACAAGACGACAAGAACCACTGTCCAGTCTGTAGATTTCATGAACAAGGAAGACCTTGAGGGTCTTTATTCCAATTGGCTGATGCGCCGCATTGTGGACCTAGTGGCCAACGAATGCACCAGGGAAGGTTTTGAGATTCTGTTTGGTGGGGAAGGTGTTAATGCTCAGACGCTTTCTGGCGTTGAGCAGTCAATCGAGGACATGGAAATCCTGCAATATTTCAACGAAGCAGCTAAAACTTCAAGGCTGTACGGCGGCAGTACTTTAATTTTGTACATAGACGACGGTCGTCCGGCAGAATTTCCTGTTGATATTGAAAATATTCGAGCAGTGGAGGGAATGGAATGCCTAGACAGGCATCAGATTGCTCCAGTAATTAAAGAAGAAAGCCTGTATGACTACTCGAAAGCCACTCTTTACGAGATTATTTCAGGAGATTTAATTCAGCAGCCAAACCTATCTCGTATTCACAAAGATCGCATTTTGCGCTTTGATGGTTTGTGGATGCCATATCGAGTGAGGCAGAAGAACTATGGCTGGGGAATGTCAGTGCTTCAGAGTGTTTACGAGAGCTTTAAGCACTATTACACCGGCACTTCTTCTATTGCCACTCTCTTGACAGAGTTTGATGTTTTTGTCCATAAAGTAAAGGGGCTTGCCTCCATGCTGGCGGCTGGCAAAGAGTCACAAGTGAGAAATCGCTTGGAGCTTAATGACATGAGCAAGAGCATCTACCGAGGGTATGCAATTGACGCCGAAAAGGAAGAACTGGCTTTCGTGAGTCGTCAGTTTGGAGGAGTGTCTGAGATCCTTGAAAAATTACGGCTTGATGTTATTGGAGCCTCTGGCATTCCTCACACATTGCTTTTTGGCCAATCACCTTCAGGGCTTGGAGCGACTGGTCGTAGTGAAGAGCGGGACTTTGCTAAGACATGTCACCACTATCAAGAAACGCATATGAGAAAACAGCTTTACAAGCTGATGAAGTATGTGATGTTAAGCAAGAACGGGCCAACAAAAGGAAAAATGCCCGACAACTGGAGGATTGGCTGGAAGCCACTATTCGAGATGAATGAGCGAGAGCTGGCTGATGTTCGCGCTCGCGTGGCTGCTGTCGATGCTCGCTACATTCAAGTGGGAGTGCTTACGCCGCAAGAGGTTACAGACAGTCGCTTTGGTAAATCTGAATACAGTATTGAAACGACAATCGACGCATCCATCCGTCGCGAACTGCCGGAAAAGGCTGAGAAGGGTGATGTTCCTGCTGGTGGCAGGGATCCTCTTGACCAGTCCAATGGAACACTACCTATTGATGGCACGCGGGGCGCAGCAGACAGCACGGAGGTTGAGGACGTGGCCGGGCTCTTTCTACCCAAAGACCTTGACTACCCTCGTGAAGATGTAACATTCACAGACAAAAGCCTGCATAGTTCTGCTGTAGCAGCAGCCAAAAGCAAGTTCAAAGTCTGGCCAAGTGCTTATGCAAGTGCTTATGTAGTCAAGCACTACAAGGCTGCGTACAAGCGCAAGAATGGCAGTTTGTCAGGAGCTTTTAAGAGTGATTCCGGCGAAGTACATGCTGATGATCTTGACAAGTGGTTTAAAGAGGAATGGGTGAGGATTGGGGCTAACGGAGAAATCCTCGGACCTTGCGGTGATCGCAGTGGCAAGGAAGGGAAACCCAAGTGCCTTCCAAAGGCCAAGGCGCAAAACATGTCAACGGAAGGACGAAAACAAGTTGTTGCGCGTAAACGCCGCAAAGATCCCGACGCTAATCGCAAGGGTGAGGCCAAGATGGTCAGCAGCAAGGTTGATGCCAAGAACCTTGCAGCGCATGCCTATAAAACCAAGGAAGAGGCCGAAGTAGAAGCGAAACGACTTGGTTGCAATGGCCATCATTTCCACGAGACAGATGATGGTCCCGTGTACATGCCATGCTCTACTCATAAGGCATTTGAAGATATTCACAGGAAAGTGCTTCAAGAGAAAGAGGATGCAATCGAGCCAATTAAGGCTGAAGGCTTGATTTTGGCGGACATTGATGAAGCGGCATTTGTCAATGAAGCTGACATTGAAGCAGCCTTAAATGAATGGAAAGAAGAGGCCCCTAACCGCTTTAAAGACATCCTGGAGTCTGATGATGTTGAGCTCACTAAGTGACTGTTTGCCGCGCTTAGACGCGGAGTGGAGTTACGACCCTGTACTGGGGCGCTTTAGGCGCCCCTCTGGGCGGTTTATGAGCGAAGAAGCCGTGTCCTCATTGGTAGATGGCAGAGTAAACAAGCTAGGTAAAGATTTAAAAAATTTCACCCGAATGTTGGTCGATGGAAACATCACTATCGATCAATGGCAGTTAAGCGTGAGGGATGCGATTAAGGGGGCTCATATTCAATCAGTAGTGCTTGGCTATGGCGGACGAAAGAATATGGGTGCTGCTGAATACGGACGTATTGGTCAAAGATTGCGTGCTGAGTATCGCTATTTGCAAAGCTTTGCTAGCGATGTCTTGGCGGGCCGTGTGTCAGCCCCTATGGCTCTTGCTCGTGTTCAGTTATACGCAGAATCAATTCGTAGCAGTTACTGGGAGGGCAATACCTTGCGCAAGACAAAGCAGGGTTACACCTTGATGGTGCGACGACTTGATCCACAGGCGGCTCATTGTGATGACTGCTTGCGTTATGCAGCGCGAGGAATGGTTGCTATCGGTGGATTGCCATTGCCTGGGCAGCGTTGTGAATGTCGCAGCAACTGTCGTTGTTCAGTTGAATACAAGAGAGGAGCTGGCATGAACGTCCCGGTTTGAGATGAGCCTTAAGATGGCGCAGATCATCAAATTTGCATGGCAAAAATTCTCTACTGTGGCGATTGCGCTATCCAGACTGGTTTTGGTCGTGTCGCTGAAAATGTGCTGAAGGCTTTAGCCACAGAGCATGAAGTGGTTGCTTTGGCAGTGAATTACTGGGGTGACCCTCATGATTTGCCTTACAGGCTTTACCCAGCGCAGAACGGCGGAAGTGACCCGTTTGGAACGCATCGCATCCGAGAAGTAATCTCGCAAGAGAAACCCGACATTGTTTTTGTTGTTAATGATATTTGGGTGGCAAATAAATTGTGGGAGGCAGCCAAGCCCTTAAAAGATGAGCTGGGATTCAAGTGGTATGTCTACTTCCCAGTGGATAGCTACGGTTTTTTCCCTGAAGTCTTTGCACCGGCTGCGGAATGGGATGGCATGGGGACATATACAGCGTTCGGATTAGAAGAGGTAAAGAAAGCTGGCTGCGAACTACCTTGCGACGTTATTCCTCATGGAATCGATCATGACAATTTCTTCAAGATTGACAAGAATGAAGCTCGCAAGACATTCGATTTAACCCCTGAAGATTTCATTGTCTTTAATGGCAACAGGAATCAACCGCGTAAGCGGATTGATTTGACCATTAAAGGATTTCTTCAGTTCGCGAAGGACAAGCCTGACGCCAAGCTTTGGCTTCACATGGGCCGGAAAGATCAGGGTTGGGACATCGTGTCATTGTTCAAGCGAGTTGCAAAGAGTCATGGCATTGATCCAAAAGGTCGCTTGATATTGACAGCCAATGAATTTGAAGTAACACAATGTCTGCCAGTCAAGCAATTGAACGTTGCTTATAACTGCGCAGATGTCGGGGTGAATACTTGTCTGGGAGAAGGGTGGGGGCTGGTTAATTTTGAACAAGCTGCTACAGGGGTGGCTCAAGTTGTGCCAGATCACACCTCTCTCAAGGAAATTTTTTCCAGCATTCCTCGTATTCCTATCGAGAGCTGGGAAGTTGATCGAAACTATGGCCTAGATAGGGGCCAGCCCTCCCCAGAGGGGCTGGCCTCTATTCTTGAGCACTATTATGACAATCGAGAAGATTTGAATGCAGTGGCCAACTGGTGTCACAAGATGACTCAGCAAGAGATCTACACTTGGGAAGTTATCGGTGAAGCTTTCTTGACAGTCATGAATCGCACGCTTGCTGCGCCTCCGAAGCTGCCTCGCAAGCGCAAAATTCAAGAGGCTTGATCATGAACTTTCATTTTCGGGAAAACACTTACGACGCTTCTATTTTTGACTTTGTTGTTCGTCAAAATGAATACGAATTAGGCGATTTATCTGGCAAGCGCATTCTTGATATTGGCGGTCATATTGGCTGCTTTTCTTTAAAAGCATTGCGCTGCAATGCTGAAAAAGTTATTTCATTTGAGCCAAACCAGGACAACTACGACCTGGCATCTTCTAATCTGGCAGGTAATGCAGGGAAAGCGAAAGTCGTCAGGGCTGCTGTTTCCCGCAGTGACAAATCAGTCGAGGTACGCTTTGAGCCCAGTGATAATCCCGTCAATTCTGGTGGCGGTTGTAGTGTTACTGGCCTCGGAGAGGTTGTTCCTTCCATCTCTCTTGATGACGCTATTGAGCAGTACAACGCGAATTGGATCAAGATTGACGCGGAAGGTGCGGAGTTTCCTGCTCTCTACACTTGCACCAAGCTCGATCAGATCGAAACGATTGTTGGAGAGTTCCACAATGGCGTGGGAACGCAAGGAATGGGAGCATTCTTGTTCGAGGAAAACACCCCGGAGTTCCTGGCAGACTTCAAGGGTCGTCTCACGATGGTGAAGTTGGCTGAGTTTTTAAAGGAGCAAGGTTTTCGAGTGTTGTTTGAATACACAGCAGGAGAACAGCTCGGATTATTCTGGGCTTCAAAAGATTTTGATTGCCTCCTTGTTGAACCTGCATAACTTAAGATGTTTTAAGTTGTTCTTACTATTTAGTCATGACAGGGCGTCAGAAAAAAATTGCCAAAGTTATGAATGAGTTTGAGGCTGGAACGCTAAAAAGCAGTAGCGGTGAAGTCGTCAAAGATCCTCGTCAAGCCATGGCAGTTGCCATGAGTGAAGCTGGCGTATCCAAGGATGGTAAAAGCGATGAGTATATTGCTGGTTATTTAGATCAGATGATGGGGCCTGGCGAGAAACGTTGTCGCGGCTACATGAAGAAGTTGGCGTCAGATCGCCGTAAGAAAAAAAAGTAGACAGGGGCGATGCCGAAGGTTTCGCCCCTCCTAAAGGTGTTCAAGCAGCAGCTCGTCGCGGCCTAGAGCTGAGAAAAAAGCATGGAAAGGGAGGATTGACAACGCAAGAAGCTGGTAAGCAAGGCATTGGCAGTGGCGTTGCTCGCGCTACAAGCTTGTCAAATGGACAGAATGTCAGCGAGAAAACTTTGCGCAAGATGTCTGCATTCTTTTCTCGGCACGAAAAGAATAAAAGCGGTGGAGAGGATGATGCTGGTTATATTGCGTGGCTGTTATGGGGAGGAGACCCTGGCAGAACTTGGGCAAACAAGACAATTAGGATGATCGAAAATCGCAAGCAAAACGATGGATGACACTAAAGTGGTGAGAGAAGAGGATGGTATTGGCATTCTTGATGCCTGTCAAGTCCTTTCTCGCAATGCTCATAGGTCAACAACTCAGTGGGAGTATGTTCATAAGCATGTCTTCAAGAATGGTCGCCTAGAAGAGACGCATGAATATGTGTTGAGTTCATACGACACTCCAGACGAAATGTTCGAGCCAGCGAAGTTCCTTTTGTTTGAAGCGCTTGCGATGGCAAAAGCCTATGTAATGGAGGGGATTGAAGAAGCCCTTGCAGATATTCAGGCAGAAGATGATGATTAACGCCTTGTCGTTGCGTGAACGACGAAGCTGGGGTAGCCCATAAGCCAAAGGACACTGAGCCGAAATAGTCCACTCATCATGCGAATTTGGGCCGCATCAGGGGCAACCAATCCACGTTCCATTCGAGAGATGGTTGCTTGATCGCAAAATAAAGCTTCAGCAACGTTTTTCTGACTTAGTCCAGATTCTTGACGAGCTTCCCGAATGCGGGAAGCTATGAGTTCTCGTACTTCAAGAAAGGACAGATCAGGAGCGATAACTTGCAGTGTCTTCATAGAAGGCTATGCTTTCTTGCATATTATCAATTAGCATAACTAATTATGTTGATTACAGTAGTTGTATGAGCACCACATGTTGTCGATACGACTTCTCGCCTATTGAGAAGTTTGAAACCACACCGGAAGGTTATCTTCGGGTGTGGGCTTCGATAGCTCGTACCGGCATCCAGCATTACACCGATGCTGATGGTTCCATTCGTAAGGAATTTCGACCGGAATCAGAAGTGGCGTCTCCCGAAAGCTTGGCCTCGTTTGCGGGCAAAGCTATCACTATGGAACATCCTCCTGCCCTTTTGGACAGTGAGAACACTAAGGATTACCAGATCGGCTTTACTGGATCTGAAATTGTTTATGACAACGGATTCGTCCGTGCAGTCATGACAGTTACTGATCAAGAAGTGATCGACAGGGTGATGCGAGGTGATGTTCGCGAAGTGAGCGCGGGGTATCGAGTCAGTTACGATTCGACGCCTGGCATCACAGATAGTGGCGAGCATTATGACGGAATTCAAACTGGGATTTCAGGTAATCATGTCGCTATCGTGCGTCGGGGCCGCGCTGGCCCGCAAGTGAAGCTGCACTTGGATCGCCAAGATGCTGCGGATCCATCCCTTTTCTCCACAGAGGAAAATCAAACTATGTCTGCGAAAATCGTTTTCGACGGCGCCGAGTTTGAGGTGAGTGAGAGCGTTGCTCTGGCGATCACCAAAGAACGCGAAGACGCCAAGATGTCCTACGAGGACATGAAGATGAAGTATGACCAGCTTCTCAAAGAAGCCAAAGATATGGAGTCAAAAATGACTGCCATGAAAGAAGACATGCAGAAGAAAGAAGATTCTTCTGAAGGCTGCACGGATGCTCTTCAAGAGCAACTGGATAGCCTCAAGGTCGAACTAGAAGAAGAGATCAACGTTGATTCCATCGTTGCTGATCGCTTGGCTCTCATTGAAAAAGCTAAACCTGTCTTGGATGCTGAATATGCATTCGCAGGCAAAGCTGACCGTGAAGTGATGGTTGACGCCATTCAAGCTGTTCGCGGTGATTCTGTTGAACTGGACGAGCGTTCCGACGACTACGTCCTAGCAATGTTTGACACTATTGCTGACACGGCTGCTGCTCGCGCTGATTCAACTGAGGATCTTCGCAAAGCTGTCGCCGCTGCTGTTGCTCCGGCTTCTGCACCCTCCTCTTACATGGAGCGGCTTCAGAATGCATGGAAGACTCCCCTTTCTATCTCCAAGGAGGCTAAGTAATCATGGCCGTTACTTTTTCCACTAGCTCTGGTTCTGCTGGTGGCGTTCAGTCTGCTTACGCAAATGAACTGACCGCTGCACTGGAAGGCCAGTTTGCGGATATTGCTGATAACAACGTTCTGACTTTTGTCAACGAAACTTCAGCCGTGCTTGCCTATGGCGGCCTGGGTGTTGTGAATGGCTCTGGCAGCGTTGGCAATTCTGTCAAGACTGTGTCTGCTCCGACTGACACTGCAGTTGGCATTGTCGCCCTCACCTATGTAGATGAGAGTGCAACCGATTCCAACAGCCGTCCCGGGGTTAAAGACGATCAAGCGGTGAACATTCTTTCCAAGGGTGTTGTTGCTGTTTTCTGTGTTGAAGCTGTTGACTACACCAGCGCCGTTCGTGTTTATCACGATGCCGACACAGGCACTACCAGCGGCTCTTTCGCTGGTCGTTTTGCAGCAACTGCTGCTGCTAACAAGACCGCCGTCCTAAGTGGTGCCCGTTGGGTATCCAAGACATCTGCTGCTGGCATTGCACTGCTAGAGCTGAATGGTCCTGACTTCTCCCTTACCGCTGACACCTGATAGGAGGCCCCCAATGAGCGAATTTCGTCTTGATGATGCTGGCCTCTTCCTTGATCGCCAGCTTGAGTACATCCGTCCACAAATTTTTGAAGTTGAATATTCGGACATCAAATATTCAACAATCCTGCCCGTAACAAGCGAGGCCGGACCAGGCGCACAAACATTCACGTATCGCATCATGGATGCGACCGGTGACTTCAAGCTCATCTCTGATGCTGCTGATGATCTGCCGCGTGCTGATGTGACCCAAACCGAGAAGAGCATCAACATCCGCTCCTTTGGTGGTTCCTTCGGGTACACCGTGCAGGAGCTGCGTGCTGCTCAAACGGCCAATGTTGCTCTTGAAAATCGTCGTGCTTCTGCTGTTCGCAGGGCATACGAAGAGAAGGTAGAAAGTGTCGCCATGTTTGGCGAATCTTCTGTTGGTCTGTCTGGTTTCTTCAACAATTCAACTGTTGATGTGATCAGCGCTAACAAGTGGTTCTCTACTTCTGGCGCAACTGCAGATGAAATGCTTTCCATCTTGAATAAAGGTGTAAGTGCAATCATCAGCGGTTCCAAAATGAAGGAACAGCCCGACACAATCCTCATTTCATACGAGGACTACAACACTATTTCAACCACTCGTAATTCCGATAGCTCGGACGTAACGGTGCTTGAGTATTTCTTGCGGACTAATCCATACATTCGCAATGTTGAGCCTGTCAATCAGCTTGATGCTGATAACAGCTCACTCACTCGTAACCGTATGGTGGTTTACAAGCGTGACCCCCAGAAGGTTCAACTTCACATTCCTCAGCCCCTCGAACTGTTCCCGCCTCAGCAGCGTGGTCTTGAGTTCGTCGTTCCAGCTCACGCTCGCGTGGGCGGAGTTGCGCTGTACTACCCCAAGAGTGTGATTTACGTTCAGGCTCCTTCCTGATCTAATTAAGGAATGGGCGGCTAAGCTTTAACGTGCTGAATCATTATTTAACATGCTGATTGCTTATCGCCCTGAACTTGAAAATCCGCCTCGCGAGGCTGGTTTTGGAATTATCACGGATAAGGGTTTGATTAGCCTCACCCCTGGTCTTAATCAGGAAATTCCTGAAGATCAATGGGAACTGGCAAAGTCAAACCCTACCGTTCAAGCTCTGTTGAATATCGGGGCTATCGAAGAAATGAAAGAGCGAGTGGAAGTAGAAACCATTCCTCGATCCATCGAAAGTCTCCAACAGCTTCCACTAACTCAAGCTATGCAAGCGATTGAACTTCTTCATGATGAAGACAAGTTGAATGGCTGGAAAAAGGTTGAAGGACGTGTCAGGGTTCGTAACGCAATCAGTCGTCGCCTTGAAGCTATTAGGACAGGTAAAGCATGACGGTAACTTATTCGGGATTTCTGGAACGATTCCCTGAGTTCAGTCCTCACCCTTCGGGGATTGTAAATGGAGCAATTGAAAGTGCTTCTTCCGATGTGTCTGATGACGTTTTCGGCAATCAAACAGATCGGGCTGTTCGCTGCTTAGCTGCCCACATTATTTCTATTCAGCTTGCTCAAATGGGTGTGCAGATTGGAGCTACTGAGGGCAAAGTTTACGGCAAAGGACTTGAGGCCACTCTTTATGGCCAAGAGTTTAAGCGTCTTTCTGACACAGCTTCTAACGCTTCAATGATTGGTTTTGTCATCTAATGACTAATCCCGCTAATCCATTAGCAAATGCCACCCTGGTCTTTCCAGTGGCTAGCGGTTATTCAGTTGATGCCATGACAGGTAATTTTGTGGCATCAACGACAGATGTAACGTATTACGCGACATTGAAGCAAAGCAGGGATCCTCAATACGAGCAGCGGGTCGGGGCTGATGAGACTGCCATTTATATGAAGGGCCGCCTTGTCAGTCCACTCGCAACATCGGGAGTGTCCGCCGGAGATGTGGCAGAAGCCACAATTGAAGGTCAAGAAGGACGTTTTGAATTACTCCCAACTATCGAGATGACTGAACATTATCGACAATTCTTAGGCACTCCTATACACGGCTACTTTAGAGTAGTTGGAGCAGGAAGTGTCCTGAATCGTTGACCCAGCTCCCTTGCATTTGTTTCAATGGCAATTCAACATCCAACTCAAATTATCAAGAGTCAGGACACCATTATTAAAGTTGGTGCTTTGGCCCATCCCGTTCGCCCGGCTATCACCACAGCCGCAGCGGGCATTTTGACAATGCCTGCTACGGGTAAACCTGCCAGCATGTATTTCCTGGGCGGCGTTACTAACGCTTCCGTGTCTCTCAATGACGGAGAGCAAGAATATTACATTCTTGGAGCTGGTGGTTTTGCCGATAGCGTGAAAGTTACCACCAGAGCTCAAGCTTCTATTACTTCATACTTCCAAAAAGACTTGGATGATGGCGCTATGGATGAGACCGGTTACGACGAGGCAATGGAAATTGTCTTAAGAGGTCGTAATGACCGCGACTTTGAACTTTACGCCGAAATTTATAAGCACTTTGGCGGCACAACTTATGACGTGACTGTCTTCGCTGCAACTGTGATGAACTACAGCGAAAGCTATCCGGCTGATAACTTGGTTGAAGTTACTTTTGACCTGATGAGCCGTGGTACTGTTGGAGCAGGTAAAGCAACTATTGCCGGGACATCCCTTATTCCTGGTGCTGGTGGCACTCCTAACGAGTGATCGTAGATTATTTTCTGCACGCTATAGCCCCCGAAAGGGGGCTATTTTAGTTATATGACTTTAATTGAACTGCGCGAATCGCTAGAGACCCTGCTTGGCGATCTCATTGGCACCTACAAGCTTCCGCAAGGCACTGAAATCCCTGCGGTGTATGTGGATGGGAGTAGTGGAGTGCCAAAGGATTGGCAGGTTTCAGGGCTGGAAGTTTCAATCAGGCAATATCCAGCGAGAGCTACTCGTCGATTGATGAGCATGGTTGAGATGACAGTTTCTTGGGAGGTGAGACTTTCTCAATACAATCCAGAAAATTCATCACTAGATACAGCTATAGATCGTTTGTTAAGGCATTTCCCAGACGCGACTTTAACTGGATTTCCGACAACAGATGGAGGTTATCAATATGCTCGTTTAATTGTTTCTGATATTGAATTAGCCTTCCAGTACAGAAGAGCGGGGACTATTTAGATGTCGTTGCTGGTCACAGGAGCAAGCTTTCATAATATCCAATCTCTAGAAGCGCAACTGATTGCTGCTTTTACTGATTGGGTTGATAAGGAAGTAAACGATGACTACATGAAAGAACAATTCAGAACAGACAAGTGGCCCTATAACGCCAAAACGCGCAGAAAAAATGGAAGCACTCAGTATCCTGGCAAGCGTGATATTTACGACTTAGGAAATCTCTATCGCAGTGGCCAAAGAAGCTTTCAAATTCGCAACGGTCCAACTGAAATAGTTGCTTCTTGGCATTGGGACGCAACGAATTCAAGTGGAGATGAATACGCCTGGTATGTTCATGAAGGTAAGGGGCCTCATTCCATCGAGCCGCGCCCCTGGACAGATGAAATTGCAGTGCCAACTCTTTTCTACAGAAGCCCTTTAAAGAAGGCGCTAGAGGCAAATATCACGCTTAAGATGAGCCGATGAAAAGCTTTGACTATTTAGTCAGCAACGACAGTCGCGTTCATGCAATTAATTGCAAGTCATCTGGCAGCACTTTGAGTGTTGGGATTTTTTGCGCTATTGCTATGGACAAAAACAGTTGTAGAATTTCTGACGAAAACGATTCTTTTACAGTTGAGCTCTCTGACGAGCTTTTCTCTCGAGGTAATCGAGTCAAAGCTTTTAACGTTAATCTGGCAATCTTGAAACATGAGCAAGTACAGCTTTCTTCTTCAATCTGAAGAACCTGAATATTTTGAGCTATTGTCAACGCTTCGTTTGAAAAAGCATGGTGGCTGGCTGGTTGCAGAATCTATTGAGCAGGAAGAAATTTCTCGCAATCAAAGCCAGGCAACTGTTCGCGCTGTGCAGCTTGCAAAACGTATTGCCAAAGACAAGGACATCTCTCTTGAAGAGGCTTTCAATGCGCTTCAGGGAGCCGGAGGATTGTCTGAAATGGACCTTCTCAGTGATTACACAGAAGATGCCTTAGATATGCTCACAGGAGGTAATTCCGCTGAAGCTGGAAATGCAAAGCTGGTGACCGTCTTTATTCGCACTCGTGGTGAAGGTTTAATTGAGGGTGAATGGGAGCCTGTCGAAGATTGGTCATTAGAAGACACCAAAGGTATGGGGCGTCAGCTTGTCGCCAAGGTCTTGGAATTTGTCATGGAGGAACAGCAAGCTGAGTCTGGAGAGGCCGAGCAAAAAAAAGGCCGGAGCCGGAAGAAGATCCCGGCCCTAGAGGGCTAGAAAAAAGAGCTCAGCGTGTCTTAAAGAATGTCACCGACTGGAATGACCTTTATTTCAGGATTAGTTCATCTGATCTGAACGACCCAAGGTGGAACCATACAAACTTTGGCAAGCAGCGCGTTGTCGATGTTGTTACTGCTATTAAATACCTAGAGCTGCATGACATTTCCAAAGCAAACGTTCAAAGCGTAAGCACTGCAAAACTTGGATGTGTTGTGGTCCAGGGGCTGGCTGGCAAGAAGGCTAACGTTACTGCTGATGATTTCTTGCCTTATGACACACGCAAGATTAAGAAAGACACTGGCGTTTCTGATGAAAGCATGCAAGTGCTGAAGCGATTGATGAAGACAAGGAAGCTTGATGCGCGATTGTTTAGTACTCTTGCTAATGAAATAAAAATGGCCTCAATGCGAGGGGATGAATAGCGCTAAACTATTTAGTGAATATTTAGTCTCGTAATAAAGGATGGCGGCTGAGCTTAGGCTAAATGTTGCGCTTGATCTGCAGTATTTCAAGCGCCAACTTCCAAAACTCAGCCAAGCTGCTGCTGGCTTTCAACTGCCTATTCAAATTAAGTTTGACGGCAGACAGATACGAAAAGAGTTAAATAAGCTCACTGGGCGTAGAGAATTTAGGATCAATATCAATGACACGGCAATTCGCAGTGCGTTAGAGAATACTAAAAAACTTGAAAAGGCTCTTAGAGAC